CTTCATTCCAGCCACGTGACTCATCTAGTGGTTCTTTAATCATGACGTTTTTCTTTAGCATGAAAAATCCACCAGATATATACATGTATTGAGTCTGTGTCCAGTCGTTGTAGTCAAGCGACCATGCTCTGCCATGTCCGGGTTTATCCCACAGCGACCAATCCATTGGATTTCGTGCACCAGTAATCAAATACTGCGGGCAAGAGCAAATATCCCAGTCAGTTCCAAATTTTTTAAACTCTTCGTACCACTTGGAATCAAAAATGTGATAATCATGCATCAAAACGATGTTTTCGTATTTTGCATTTTGCACAAGAATATTCTTTTTTCTTGTAATCCATCTTGGTTTGACTGACTCGTCAAAATCTATTTTACGGATATCTTCACCATCTATGCCAGATGAATCGCCACCGCCAACGAACAGAATTTCATATTCTGGAATTTCTAAACTGCGAATGCTATTGATAATCTCGTTTAGTCGGGCTTTGTCTTCGTAGACGGTGATTATCCCAAAAGTCCAAGATATGTCGCTCATACATTTGTGCCAGACCCATCTGGGTCCTCTCCAAGTATTGTTCGTAGCACGGAATCCCATTCTGGGCCACGAGCAGTCATAGTAAAATCTTTAAGACGTTCAAGATTATGATTTATTTCATCAAGCCTTAATTGCCTATCGCGCAATTCGTCAAAATGATAAATCCAGTCATCGTCGTTATAGGCAACTCGACCGATTTCACCCTCTTTAGCTAAGTACTCATATTCTGGAGAGTATGAAGCAACAAATGGGACACCAGCAGCTGCGTATTCAAGTCCCTTAATAAAAGACTTAGCATGATTAAATTTTACGTTGCTTAATGGAATTATCCCAATATCAATTGGTTCAAAAAGTTTTGGATAGGAAAGAATTGGAACAAGTGGCATAGTTTTAGCCAGGCTTGCTGGTATGTTCAGTTGTGATGCGGCCGTTGGGGCACCTCCACCAGTATGACCAGAATGGTGAAACATCATTCTTCTGCTTTGAAGGTATGGCCCCATTACGTTGGAGAGTTCTTCTAGGTCGCCTGAGCGCCATGGTGTTGCACCAACCCAGCCAATCTTGAGCCGGTGATTCTGCGTTATTCTTCGTGGCTTCCAACGCTCTATGTCAATCCCATTGCGGACCATGTAAACATTGTCTCGTTTTGCAGAATAATAGTCATGCAAAAATGGTGTTGATGTTATAACGGCATCAGCACGCATAATAATTTCTGAGTAGAGCTCACGATTGTTGTTTGGATGTTTTTTGGGGTCGGTTGCTTCATATGCACGATTAGTTGGAGATAATCCATCAAACCAGTCATCAATATCAACTACGATGGTTTGTCCAAGCTCTTTTGCTCGAGGCATATATTCAAGAACTTCTCTTTGCATGAGGAGTTTGAAAACAATGATGTCCCACCCGTGAATAATTTTGCCATCATCAATGATGAGTCCAAAACCTTTTTCGTGGTTGAACCCGGGGAAACCTAAACCAGTTACCCAACCAAATTTTTTTAGCTGGTCCATCGGTAATTTGCAGCGATACCATGCGCAGCCATTGGGCTGAAGTGGTTCGGTACCCCACGCCCAGTCTCCAGTTATAAATCCGACTGTGGGTTTTCTTTTCTTACGCACTATGAAAATCTAGCAAAATAAAAGGATTACTTACCGAAACCATTGCTCTGCTCGTAATACGACGTGCGCTCAAGGTGGATTTTTGAGAATTCTGGTTTATTCATATTATTAATAGCTGTTAACTGAACAGCACTTTGATAATCAATTGACTCGTCGCTCTCTGGGTCAATCTGAGACATCAGAGCTTGAACTGCTTGATTAGGGGTATTACCGACTCCGATTGGAGAGCTTTTGGGCAAATCAAAATAGTCAAAAGCATCAGAATCATCTCCCTCAAAATACTGAATCAGCTCTGGGGTAATTGACTCAAATCCACCAAGCGCAAACCATGCCCCACCTTCATAAACGCCAGAGTATCGAGACTCAAAAACAATGATTGGGTACGGCCTCATGACGAAATCTTAGCAAGTCAACGGGTTGACACTGGGTCAATCTGAACAGATGTAAAATGTGAATAGCCACCATCCCGGTGGTCCTTGGAGGAAAAATGAGCACAAAATTCATCAAAGACACAGCCGAAAGAGCAGTAATGGCCTTCCTAACAGGCTGGTTGGGCTCGGCAATGGCTAGTGGACTGGACTTTGATTCACTGACAAAGACCGACAACCTCAAGGTTGGGGTCACAGCTTTGGCTTTGTCAATTGCTGCCGCGCTTGGGCTCAAGAAGGTCGGCCCAAACAAGGACTCAGGCTCTGTCCTTTAATTCCAAAAAGCTACATTACTAGTAGCCATCTCTCATCTAAAATTGCTAAAGGTTTTGCTGGGAGAGTCAGATGATTGCTGGGAAATACAATATCTATTGCGAGCAGGGCGCTACTTTTGCGCGCAATCTCACAATAGTTGTCCCAGACGAAATTGACCCAGAAATCACCACGCCATACGACCTGTCTAATCACACCGCACGGATGCAGGTTCGACGAACGGTTGACTCAACATCAAAGATAGTTGAGCTAACTACAGAAAACGGCGGATTGACAATAGATGACACTCATGGAAGCATTCTGATTGAAATGGCCGATGAAGTTACCGCATCTATCCAGAGCAGTGGTGTCTATGACCTAGAAATAATTGATGACGCCGGCCGAGTGTCACGTGTTATTCAAGGTGACTTTATATTCAACCAGGAGGTCACACGATGAGTAGCCTTCCAAATCAAGTAATCATTGATGAAGCTGCGCCGAATCAAGTAATCGTACGAACCGTCGCCTACACGAGCGCCCCATCAAAAAGGCATACATATCACCAAGAAGCCGCCGCTTCTACTTGGGTAATAACGCATTCTCTTGGTGGGAAACCACAAGTTACCATCGTGGACTCTGCTGATACCGTTGTTGTTGGTGATGTAACATATAACAGTAATACCCAGATAACGGTTAGTTTCACGGCGCCGTTCTCGGGCTACGCCTATTTAACTTAAGGCAGGACCATGGCTCAGAAGTTTGTTACAAATCTAGACCTCAACCAGAATCAGCTTCTTAACGCCACTTTCCAGGTTCTTACAACGAACCCAGGCTCTGGCTTTGAGGGCCAGATGTACTACAACTCGTCTGACGACACGATTCGTTATTATACGGGCTCAACTTGGAACAAATTAGTTACAGGACTTGTTGCTGGTGGTTCTTATACAGACGCGATTTCATTTAGCGAATCTAATGGCCAAGTAACTCTTACGCTCAATCTTGCTGACACAGATAGTGCTGGTTTGCTTTCCAGCACATTCTGGAACATGCTCAATGATGCGACTTCAGAGAACACTGCATCAAAGCTCGTAAAAAGAGATGCAAACGGCAATATTAAGATTTCTGACCCAACAGAAGCGGCGCATGCTGCAACAAAAAATTATGTTGATGCGGCGCGCTCCGGTCTAGATGTAAAAGCTTCCGTAAAAGTAGCAACAACTGCGACAGTAAACCTTTCTACAGATGTTGATGCTGGCAGCGTTATTGACGGCTACACACTCGTTGCCGGCGACAGAATCCTCATCAAGGACCAAGGCGTTGGTGGAGTTGCTCATGTTGATAACGGCATTTATGTTGTCGCGGCATCAGGTGCCCCAGCACGAGCTGACGATGCTAATGAAAACGCAGAAGTCACAGCGGGATTGTTCACATTCGTTGAACAGGGAACCGACAATGGAGATTCGGGTTGGGTTTTAGCCACCAATAATCCAATAACAATTGGTTCTACCGCACTACTTTTCACACAGTTCTCTGGAACTGGGCAAATCACTGCTGGTGACGGACTCTCCAAAACCGGCAACACGCTCAATATTAATGATGACGATGTCACAATCTACGTTGATGGCAACGACGACCTTGCTGTTAAGTCTTCTGCCACGGCTGGCCAAGTTCTTCGCTCAATGGGTTCAGGAACCGCAGAATGGGGCGCACTTGACCTAGCTGATTCTGATGCAACAACAAACCTACTGCCAATAAATAGGGGTGGTACAAGCGCTTCTACTGCTGCTGGAGCTCGAGCATCGCTTGCTGAAACATCATTAAGCGGAATGACATCTGCTACTCCAGTTGTTGGCCGAGTCACATATCAAGTTCTTAGCGGGTCAAGCACAAGCTATACGGTTACGCATAATTTTGGAACACGAAATGTAGTCGTACAGGTGTTTGATTCGGCAACCTACGAAACAGTTTTTACAGACGTTACGCGCACTTCAACGGATAGTGTCACAATCGGCTTTGCTGTTGCTCCTACATCTGGCGCATATACTGCTGTAATTACAGGTTAAACATAGCGCCTTGAGGGGCGCATTAATTAGAAAACAGTTGAGGCTGGATTCATGGCAAAATTTATTGGCACGCCTATACGCGGAACCGACTTCGCGAGCGTTAGTGACGAGGCAATCTCGGCCAAAGTCGCGTCCGATACACATGCCAGAATCCGAATTGATGCGGGCGGAAGGCTTACTTGGGGCTCTGGTTCATCTTCTGGGGACATAAATCTTTACAGAGATAGCGCTTCTGTACTTGCTACAGATGATGTATTTAGGGCCACTGGTGGTCTTGTAACACTTACAAGCAGTGGAGCACCAACAGAATCGCTTCCAAACGGTGCACTAGCAATTGACACAACCAATCATCAATTTTATTTTCGGTCAAATAGTGCATGGAACATCGTCCAGGGTGGCGGCGGTGGCGGCAATGCAACTGTTTTAGTTCAGTCAACACAACCAGTTGACGAAGACGAAGGAACACTGTGGCTTGACACCGACACACTGATTTTATCAATTTATTACAACAATATTTGGGAGCCAGTCAGCGGTGAATCTGCACTATCTGACTTGACAGATGTTTCAATTACATCTTTGCAGAATGGGCAAATACTCAAATATTCATCAGCGAGTGCATCGTGGTATAACGAATATGAAGCACCAGAAAACGTGGATGGTGGAGCCGCCAACGCTGTGTATGGTGGGACAATCGCCCTTAGTGGCGGAGGAGCTGCAGGATAATGGCAACAAGAATTCAACTTCGTAGAGACACGGCTGCCAACTGGCAAAGCGTCAACCCTGTACTAGCCCAGGGCGAACTAGGACTCAATCTTGATACAAATCAAATTAAAATTGGAGACGGCTCAACCACTTGGAATTCACTTTCATACACAAATTTGTCGCTTGACATTGATGACCTTGATGGCGTTACTATTACAAACCCGCAAAATGGTGATTTTCTTCGATACAACGGCTCCGCCTCAGCATGGATTAATGACCCAGTAAACCTTTCAACCGACACTGTTGGGGATTACGTTCAGAGTCTTGTCGCTGGAACTGGCGTAACGCTGTCAAATAACTCTGGTGAAGGTTCAACCCCAACAATTGCAATCGGCCAAGCTGTAGCGACTTCGTCATCAGTCACTTTTGCACATGTTTCAGCTCCAATAACAGGTGATGTAACAGGGAATGCATCAACTGCGTCATCTCTGCAAACATCACGAACAATCGCAATAACTGGCGATGTCTCTGGTTCTGTTTCTTTCAACGGTTCATCCGATGCGACAATCACTGCGACAATTCAGCCGAACAGTGTTGCCCTAGGTGCTGACACAACGGGCAATTATGTCAATGACATCACAGCGGGAACTGGTGTAACAGTTACGCACACGCCTGGTGAAGGTTCAAGCCCAACGATTGCAATCGGCCAAGCAGTTGAAACATCTTCAAGCGTGACATTTGCCCATGTGGCCGCAGATGTTACAGGTGACGTGACTGGTAATGCTGATACGGCAACCGCATTGCAAACCGCTCGAGTAATAGAGCTTAGCGGTGATGTTTCTGGTTCTGCTTCATTTAATGGAACATCAAACATCAATATAACGACAGTTGTGAACACGTCAAGTGTTGCGATTGGAGAGCTTGGCGGTGTGAATATCACCGACCCGCAGGAGTATCAAGTTATCCAATACAACGGTGTTGAGTGGAT